AATAGACCCTTAACTGAGTAAAACTTCATAAGAAAAATGACTTGTCTAATGACGGGTCACCATTTATAATCATGCCACAAGTTAAAGAAAGAGTCGCACCACGACTCCACGAAAAGTACAATGGTGCGACTCGCCCGAAGGCATGGTTATTTTACCACGCCTCGTTTACATCTGTAAAGGAGGTACTTTTTATGGCAGATTATAAAGGGCAACTGATCGCAGACGTTACAGAAGCACTTACAGACCGACTTGACTGCAAGCAGGTCGAGGCCGTTTCTGAAGAAATGTCGATCGCACTCAAGAATTATGATGTGACGCGACAGGTCCGGCAGCTTGTCAGATACGAGGGCGCTAACGAGATGATCCTGACGCGCTATAAGGCGTGTTTGGTTATCAGCGGGCGTTCTCCAAAAACCATCAAGGCGTATGAGCGCATAGTGAAGAAACTGTTTGAAGCGGTACAGAAAAACTACACCGACATGACTGTTTCTGATCTGCGCTACTTCCTTGCTTATGAAAAGAGCAGGGGAGTATCTAACCGCACTCTCGAGAATACCCGAGTGCAGATTTCATCATTCTTTACTTGGCTACTTGATGAGGAGTTGATTAACAAGAATCCATGTCGGCAGATTTCACCAATCAAATACCCAAAAGAGGTGAAGCACCCATTTTCGGCTATCGAACTGGACGCGATCCGCTCAGCTTGTAAGACGAAAAAAGAGCGTGCGATAGTGGAGTTCCTGTTGGCATCGGGTGTGCGTGTATCGGAGTTATGCTCCATTCAAATATCGGACATAAATTTCGATACACTCGCGGTGGTAGTCAGAGAAGGAAAGGGCGCGAAGCAGAGAACAGTCTATATCAACGACCTCGCAAATAAACATCTTGTTGACTATCTGACAAGCCGAAACGTAAACGGGAACTATCTGTTTTATAACAAGAAGAAAAAGCCGCTCCAGTCTGACGGAGTGAGGTTCATTCTGAAAACCATCGAAGCGCGTGCCGGGGTAACGAACGTACACCCACACCGATTCCGCAGGACGTTTGCAACCAATCTCTCTAACAGGGGAATGGAGATACAAGAGATCGGCAAATTGCTTGGGCACGCGAATCTTAATACAACGCTTGCTTATGTATATACAAGCGAGGAGAAAATAAGAAGTTCGTACATGAAATTTACGGCATAGGTCGCTCGGGGTGGCGACACTTTCACCTCCTTTCTACAATATACCGCAAGAGAAAAGCCTTCGGAGCAATCCGAGGGCTTCTTTTGCGTTTTTGGCTTATTTGTATTTATTGATAATGCCGATTGACTGCTCCATCAAATCTCCGAACGCAGCCACATCGGAAGGGGACTGGATCCGGTGCTTCCTGGAACCGCTCTCGACACAAGGAAACATTATCCATTTTGCTCTGTCCGTATATTTGAAACGAGCGAGATCCCATTCACCGAGCATGGCGGTGAGGTAGCTGTCGGACTTCCGATCGGGCTTTAAATCAGCCTCAGTCATTTCCAATAGCATTTTAAATATCGCCAGCTCACCATCAGTTGCGTTTATGTCTCGGCTCTGCCCGTAATCGGCAAACTTTACATCAATCATTACTTTTCACCTCCTGAGCCGATTATATAACATTTGTTAAGGTGGGGGAAAGGTGTTGACTATTGCCTCATTGGGAGTATAATCGAATTGAGGCAACTATTCCTAAAATCATAATTCGCGATAATTTTTAACAAAACGTGCATTTTCCAACGTTTTTCTAATTGTTATCCCAAAACACTAATTTGCAAAGTAAAGTTGCCTCAGTACATAAAGGAGGTGACTTTTTTATTATGAAGCGTTCTACTTATGAGCAATTCGCCATCGTCAGCGCAGACTCGGCATCGTTATTCACACAGCAACTGAACGCAGAGGTCCTTAGACTCAAAGACAACAATCCTGTTGTCAAATTCTCTGAGTCCATCCCATTTTACGCGCAAATAAAATACACAGTCAACACGGAAACGCCTGAGACCATAGCAGAGGCATCTGAGGTTAATGGCGTTAGTTTTGTGTGCTCTCAGTGTCCGTACTTCAAGGCGGCAACGAGGGCAGACGGTGAAATCGACCGCCGCGTCAAGTGGGGCGAATGTGAACACACCGAGCTCGGTCGCACACTCAAGCTGGCTCCGGCTTGCGAAAAACTTTACGAACTGATTAAGGAAGGAGACGTACAGATATGCTTTATGGATTAGGAATGATTCTGCTGCTCCTCTCGGTCGGATTCGTGGGCGGATCCATCTGGGCGCCGATGGCAATTGCAGCGTTGGGCATGGGACTTATGAGTATCGGAAGGAGGCCGCGTCATGGAAAGAAAACTCGCATTTGAGATTTACCACAAAGGCCGAAAAATCGGAGAGACATACGCGGTATCGGCAAGCAAGGCAACCACTAACTACTGGTGGAAATACTGCAAGGGCGGTGACAGATACGCCTACACCGATTACAAGCCGAGCGATTTCACGGCAAGACTTAGAGGATAGGAGGCAACTATGTACGAAGTTCATATTTTTTATCAGGGTATAGACACATATGTAGTTTACAAGGATGGCGAGGAGATTTATTTCGGATGGTCTCCTGACGAAATCCACAAACTTACCGGAGTTCACGTCGATGATATGAAACGTATTTAGGGGGGCAAAGATGGATAAAGTACAGGATTACAACAAACGAAAGGCATACATTGAACTTTCGCTCGCCAGTATGCTCGAAGCCCAGAAGGGTTTCGACTTCATTAAGTACGTTAAGGCGTACCGCACCGAGGAGGAGTACATCCGCATCGGAGATCTCAGAGGATGCACAGTAACGTTCGATGTCACAGCGGTTCCACTCGATGGAATCATGAGGCTGGTTTGTGATTATGTGGTTTCGGGGCCGCTCGGCAAGGTGGCAATTAATCACATAGTTGCGGACAACGAGAGATTATTCAGAATAGCACCATTATTCAAGGAGGTAGCGTGATGTACAGAGTAATGTTTGAAGGTTCAAAGGATGAGCAGAGATTTCTGTTCGATAACTACGACGATGCGTTCAACTTCGCATCAATGGCAGTGGATAACGGTACGTTTCAGGATTATGAGCTGATTAAAAAAGAGAATGGCACCTACGAACGCAGCTACTATGAACCGGTACCGATTAAGGTAACAGTTGTGGGGGTGGATGACTAATGGCTGAAAGACTGACAGGCGATTATCGCAAATACAGCGACAAAAAATATCTTTACCACTGGGATCTACCTGAGGGCGAGGACTTAATCGTAACTATTGACCATATCGGTTATGAGAAGCTGGAAAACAAGAAGAAGGGGACTGCCGAGCAGAAGCTGGTGCTCCACTTCGTCGAAGATGTAAAGCCGCTCGCTCTTAACAAGAAAGAAAACCCAAGCCGCATTACGGCAGCGTTAGGCTCAAGCCTAATCGAAGATTGGGTCGGTAAAAGAATAGCTCTATACGTTGCCGACGAAGATCGTTCAGATGACGGAAAAGCTATCCGTGTCAGAAGAACGGCACCGAAAATAGAGAAGGCGTTCTGTGACGAGTGCGGACAGGAAATAACACCACACGGCGACTTCTCCGTGAACAAGATCGTGACGAGGAGTAAGGCGAAGTACAAGAAGTGTCTTTGCTGGGACTGTTCCATGAAGCATAAGGAGGCCGGAAATGTGGAAGGTTAGAGAGACAAGGCTTATCGGAGTAAAGACGTTTTGGGAGCTTTACAGAGTCCTCCCGAGCGGCGACACCATCACCAAGGGACGTTACACCTACAGAGCTGAAGCAGAAGAGCTCGCGGACAGACTGAACAAGGAGGCTGGCTATGATGTCACAGTATGAAGTGAACCATATGGAGAACAGGATGTTAGTCGACTCAGAATGGCCCGATACGGACGATTTCAGCGACGAGGAGGAGTTTGAGGAAGATGACATTGACGAGTTCTAATTACTACACCACAGACGCAAACAAAGCATTTTGGAGTGTTTCCTCATTTAAGGCTTTTGACAAGTGCGAGGCTTCGGGTCTCGCACAATGTCGGGGCCTTTATAAACGAGAGACCACCGATGCGCTACTGATCGGGAGCTATGTGGACGCGTATTTCTCCGGTGAACTCGATGAGTTTATAGGTGAACACGAAAACGAAATGTTCAAGAAGAACGGAGAGCTTTACGCAAAGTTTGAGAACGCAAATAAGATGATAAATGCTGTCGAGTGTCAGCCATTGATGATGGACTACCTCGAGGGCGAAAAGCAAGTAGTCCGCACCGGCAAGCTATTCGGAGTGGACTGGAAAATAAAAATGGACGTTTGCAATGGTGAGCGAATCGTTGACTTCAAGACCGTGAAGGATTTCGAACCACTCTACAAAGAGGGCTTCGGGCGAGTCTCGTGGATAGAGTATTGGGGCTATGACATTCAGGGTGCAGTCTATCAGAAAATCGAGCAAATCAGCTCGGGGCGAGACAAGCCGCTGCCGTTCTACATCGTTGCAGTAACAAAAGAGAAGGTTCCAGACATAGCAGTTATACAGATTCCACAGTCCGTACTCGATACAGCATTGAGCGTGGTCGAGGCAAAGATTGACAGATTCGACTTAATCAAGACAGGCGAGATTGAGCCTGAGGGATGTGGGCATTGTGAGTGGTGCAAGTCGGTCAAGGTGCTGACAGAGCCAAGCGTATATGAAAGTGAGGACAATTAATGAACAATCATACAATCCACGGTCGCCTTGTGCGTGACCCTGAGCTGACACCGAGAAAAAACAGCGATAGTAAGGACAGAGTCAACTTCACCGTTGCCGTTGACAGACGATATGGAGACGAGTCGGACTTCTTCGACTGCGTCCTGTTCGGTGGCGGAGCGTTAGTCATCGACAAATGGTTCCGTAAGGGCTCGGAGATAATCGTCTCGGGCGAGGGGCAGATCCGCTCGTATGAGGGCAAGGACGGAGTGAAGCGCAAGGCTTATTCCATCGTAGTCGACCAGTTCGACTTCTGCGGAGGCAAGAATAATTCGAGCGAACGCAGCAACGACTCAGGTGACAGCTGGGAGAAACTGGAAGAGGATAATCCATTCTAGGCTATGAATAAATACTTACTCATTGATACAAGAGAAAAGCCGAAAGCCATTGAAGGCATACTAAAAACGCTCAAATCGGAAGGCGTTCCGCACGAGTCCACCAAGCTATTATTCGGCGACTATATGGACTATAACATCCCCTCCGTAGTGGTTGACAGAAAGCAAAATATCGCCGAATTAGCGAAGAACTGCACCTCTGAGCACGAACGGTTCAAACGCGAACTTGAACGCGCTCAGAGGGCAAATTCTCGCCTTGTGATATTGGTCGAGCAGAACCGCTACAAGGACAGAGACCAATGGATCCGCGTTGAGGGCGTCGAAGATCTGATGCTCTGGTCGAGTCCACACACCGCGATTCGAGGTGAGCGGGTGTACAGGATCTTGAGGGCGTGGATGGCAAAATACCCGATTGACGTCCAGTTTTGCGACAAGCGAGAGACGGGCAAGAAGATACTGGAGATCATATACGGCAATGTTAAGAGAATGTGACATCTGCAAGAAGGAACAGGAAGAAAAATGGATGCAGTCATTCAATACCGGACGCAAGACGATATGGCTCTGTTGGGAGTGCTATCAGCAGTCCCAGCGCGAGGCGAATCTGTCGGATCTGTACCGAGGCGGACGGCTGCATAAGATGTGGGAGGCAAATAAAAAGAAATGAGGGGCTATAAGGAGAAGGAGTGCGGCATCTGCGGCAAGGTGTTCAAGCCGTACACGCCCTGTGAGAAATACTGCTGTGAGGAGTGTGCCCGCGAGGGGCAACGGATGCGGCAGCGGATATGGCAAAGGGAACATCAGGAGGAGAGACGCAAGCAGAAACGCGAGTGGAAACGAAAGCAAAGGCGGGCAGAGTTGGCTGAGGACGAAGTGCTTTATAAGCCTGAAGAACCACGCAAGATCAAGCCCGATAACATCATCGCGATCGGGTACGCAGAGAGACAGATCGCAAGGTCGTTGGAACTGGCAGGGAAAGTGAGGACGGAATTATGAGGTTCATAATATTCGTACTCGTTCTGATAGCCGGTATCACACTGGTAGCAGCATACGCGTGTCTGGTAGCAGCATCTGAAGCTGATGAACGAGCCGAGCAGATATTCAAAGAGTACATGGAGTACAAGAAAAAACACTAACGGCAATTACAGAGGGCGGGCATCGGTTATCACTCAACAACACAGAAATTGTAGTTTTATATGTTAATCGTTCTTTAGGCGTACACGCCCGCTCTCTGATTGCAGTAAGGGGGAGATTATGGAAGATTTAATTAAACGGAGTGATGCGATAAAGAACATTGAAATGTGGCTCGATAACGATGGAGAAATGTTCGATGTAGGGTTGAAACAAGCCATAAGAGAAATAAAAAGGTTACCATCCGCAGACAGACCGCAAGGGGAGTGGGTAGCCGATGAAAACGGAGAGTGCAGATGCTCCGTATGTGGTGTTCGAGAAGAGCGTTTCATCTATGGTCTTGGAGAATATTGGCACGGACGAGGTGAGTCTAACTTTTGCCCTAACTGCGGAGCGGATATGCGGAAAGGAGTGGAAGATGAAGCTGATTAGATTGACAGGCATAGAGAACAGAAAGATCGCCATTGTAGTCGATGAAATAATGAGCGTAGAAAAAGGAGACTACATTTCCGAGTGTGACAGAGACGGGCGTGAGTATGGCTTTAACGGATGCCCAACAAGAGTCTTCCTGAAAAATTTCAAGTATACCGTAAGGGAAGATTTTGAAACGGTGTGTATGTTAATAGAAGGAGCAGACGATGAGTAGGCTGATGATTGTAGAAGTTCCGTCATATTCGTGCGAGTTTAAGGGCATCAGAGAAATATGCGAACTTGTCCGTTGCGGAGAGTGTAAGTATTGGATAGATGACCGCAAGGCCGAAGAAGATATGGGAACTTGCGGATTGACACACTATTTCACTAATGCCGATGACTTCTGTTCATACGGAGTTAAGAAAGGAGCAGACGATGAGGATAATTAAGGGCAAAACATTCTACAACAAGCCGTGGTATAACTCTTACCGCTGTATGATGAGTAGATGCTATCGGAAGAATGATGCAAGCTATAAATTCTATGGTGGTAGAGGTATCAAGGTTTGCGAGGAGTGGCACGATATACAAAACTTTGAGAAATGGGTAGAAGATAATCCGTTTTCAAAGGGTATGACATTAGACCGTATTGATACTGATTCTGACTATAGTCCAAGCAATTGCAGATGGGCAACCAAAGCGGAGCAAGCCAACAATAAGACCAATACAATAGTTATTGAGTGGAATGGCGAAGCTCATACGATAAGTGAGTGGGCAGAAATAACTGGCATTAGCAGAAGCACTTTAAATAATCGTCATTGGCGTGGGTGGGATGCTGAAAGAATGTTGACCGCTCCTATAACTCACGGCAATCAGTACACATTTTACAAAGCAGAAAGAGAGGCGAAAGAATGTCACGCTACATAGATGCTGAGTTCGAAATAAACCATTACACATCAATGACAACACATCCAACACCCGATGTAACCGAACAAGATAAACGAAACAGCTTGATAATCTTAAATGCGTTGCGGATGGCGAAGAGCATCGACATAGTACGTTGCAGGGAATGCAGGTATGGGCAAGACGATTTGTTTCATATGTTCTGTGCATATCATCACCACAAGACTTATGCCGATGACTTCTGTTCATACGGAGATAAACGAGATGACTAATTACATAAGAATTAACGGATATGAGAATTACCTTGTCAGCAACAAAGGCGAGGTGATAAACGAAAAGACAAGTCACATCTTAAAACCATTTATGGGAACGGGCGGATATTTATATGTAACCTTGTCAAAAGATGGCAAAGGGCACCCTAAAAGATTGCACAGACTTGTGGCAGAAGCGTTCTGTTTAAGGAGAACAGAAGCCACCGAGGTTAACCATAAGAATGGAGATAAAACCGATAATCGAGCGAATAATCTTGAATGGGTAACTAAAAGCGAGAATATGAATCACGCATATCGAAACGGATTACAAAAGTCTACCCACAAGGGCAAGGTAAGAAGCGTGGTATGTCTAAACGATGGCAAGTTTTTCGGCACTATTTGTGAAGCGAGTGAATACTATGGCGTGAGCAAATCACAAATATATTGGTGTTGTCGCAGAAAATCAAACAAGTGCAAATTAAGGTTTCGGTTCGGAGAAAGAGAGGGCGAGTGATGATTCCAAAGGAGTTTGAGACTATTAGCGAATATGTATGCAAGCAAACACGATGGACTGATGGGAGCATACGGCACGATAGGATGGAAGATGTTGTCAGATGCAAAGATTGCATAGTCTTCGGCACACACGGAAAGAACACGGATATTTGTCCAATGTGACATAACACGCATATTGACCCGTATAGAGATTTCTGTAGCCGTGGAGTACGCAAGACCGAGAACAGTTCGGAAAAACCGAATAACTGCGAGCCCCAGAATGGCTATCAGACGTTTAATGGCACAAGTGTGTATGTTTCAAGGTTTGAGGACAATCCACAGACGGATATAGACACAGAAGGATTTGTCAAAGGCATGAAAAATCTCAAGATGGAAGTAAAGCAGACGGATTGCCAGTGGAAGTGAGGAAGAAGTTATGATTAAAGTATTTTGTGATAAGTGCGGTGAAGAAATAGACACATATGAAGCTTATACAGTAACGGTCGAATCGCCGCTAGTCGTATCATGGAAGGATCAATATCCGTACAACAGAAAAGAATATCATATGTGCAGGGATTGCATGAATGAAGTAGCGGATTTTATCATGGCAAATAACGACTGACCATTCCAAGGAGCGGGCATCAATGACTTAATAAGGACGTTTCAATAATTCATCAACCGCTCGCCCCTTGTGGGTATAAACGAAAGTAACAGAGATATGAACAATCAATTCTTAGATGCAGCAATTGAATACGCTTCGAAGGGCATGGCAGTATTCCCGATCAAGCCGAGAGACAAGGTGCCTCTGACCAAGCATGGAGTAAAGGACGCAACCACGAACTTCGACATCATCGAGAAGTGGTGGACTAAGCACCCGAACGCAAATATCGGTATCGCTTGCGGTCAGATCTCAGGCGGTCTGCTTGTCATAGACCTTGACGAAAAGGATAACGGCGTAAGTGGATCCGACACCCTCCACAATTGGGAACGCGAGAACGGAACACTGCCGGAGACCGTCAGATCTATCACCGGCAAGGGTGGCGCACATATCCTTTACAGAATCGACCACGTTGAGAAGAACAAGGTCGGTCTGCTTGAGGGCGTGGACATTCGCTCCGATGACGGCTACATCGTGGCACCACCATCGATACATCCGAACGGCAATAGTTATGAGTGGGAATATGACCCTGAGGAGTACGACATCGCTGAAGCTGATGAGACTGTGATGAAGCTGCTGGCGGTCGGAAAGAAGCCTGAGCTCGATAAGTTCACGGCACCGGAGAAGATTCCAGACGGCAAGCGAAACGCGACCATATTCAAGATGGCGTGTTCGCTTCAGGCGAAGGGCCTTGCAGATGGATCTATATTGGCTGCGTGCATGAGTGAGAACGAGGCAAAGTGCAATCCACCACTCGATGATGAAGAGGTGCGAAAGATTGTCGAAAGCGCTCTGAAACATGATAAAGGATTATCTGCTCCCGTTGTGGCTAATACCGACATTGACCTTATTTATGACACAGACAAGGACGGAAACCCAAAGATTCGCCAATGCGCTGAGAACGTGGCGCGGGTGATACTGAATGACCCAGCTATTGCAAACAAGATAAAAGAGGACACGTTCGGGCACCGATTGATGTATCTCGGACAGCTCCCGTGGAGACTTGAAGGTGACACTCTAGGTGAGTGGTCTGACAAGGATGATTCTGCACTGAGATCATATCTGCATATGAAATACAGACTCCGCAACAAGGGTGACTACGAGGACGGATTTAACATGGCCCTGTTCGAGAACTGTTACGACCCTTTGGTTGGCTACCTCAATGCTCTTGAATGGGACGGCAAGCCAAGAATCGACGATGCACTCAACTATATGCTCGGAGTAGAAAAGAGCGAATACAACATCGCTGTGTTCAGATTATTCCTTCAGGGCGCAGTACGCAGAGCATACGAACCGGGCTGCAAGTTCGACAACATGATAGTGCTGATTGGCAAGCAGGGCGATGGAAAGTCCACTCTGTTCAAGTTCCTCTCTTGCAACGAGGACTGGTACACGGACAACTTCAACTTCCGGGACACAAAGAATAAGGCAACGATCGAATACATGACGGGCAAATGGATCCTCGAAATGGGCGAAATGGAAGTTATGAAAAAGGACACTGTAACATCCAACGAGCTCAAAGCGTTCATATCCTCGCAAGCCGATGATTACCGAGTGCCATATGAGAAGCGTCCGCAGCGGAGACCAAGGCAGTGCATATTCTGCGGAACGTCCAACGATAAGAATTTCCTCAAGGACAGAACAGGAAACAGAAGATACTGGCCTATCGATTGCCACGCTACAGAGGAGACTAAAGATAGAATCTTTAATTACTCAATGTCACGCCCTTACTTACAACAGGTAATGGCTGAAGCTGTGGCGTATTACAAGGAACATCCGGACGAGGATCTGAGACTTCCGAGACGCATAGAGATAATGGCTGAAGAAGTTCAGGACGAACATCTTGAGGAAGATGTCTGGGTTCAGATCATAGACGAATACCTTGAGAAAGAATTGGTCGGCAGAGTCAACGCAGCGTACCTTTACGATAACGCTCTAGGCAAGAACCCGGCTGATATGCGTAAGGGCGAGTCGAACAGGATCGTGACCATAATGAGAAACGATATAAGCGGTTGGCACGAAATCGGCAAGGCGAGACTGACGGGGTACGGGAACAGAAGCGTGTGCTTCGAACGTGACAAAAGTGTCACCCAAGACATCCCAGAAGTGTCACCCAAGGTGACAAAACAGGCGGTAGGTGACACAAAAACAGAGGCGATAGGGTTCACAGAAGTTGACGATAATATAGTTATTCCCTTCTAAAGTGTCACCCAAGAGCCGAAAAGTGTCACCCAAGAATGACCATTTTTAACGTTGGGTGACAGGGTAAACCGTTGAAATTTCAACGATACTTAATAAATGTCACCTAACAACCCTTTATAAAAAAGAGTTTTTGTAAAAAGAAAATATATAGATAAAAATAAAAAGTATAGAGTTTGCGGAATTTTGGGTGACATGGGTGACATCCAGAGGAGAGACAATGACAGCAGAGAGGTACTTAAAACAATACGAGTGGGCGCTCAATACGATACGGAGGCTTGAGAGGGAGCTGGAAGAGGAGCGTTTACAGATTGATGCGATACGCTCACCGTCCGATAACGATGGTATGCCTCACGGGAGTGGCATCAGCAATCCGACAGCGGACAAGGCAACGGAGCTCACGGACGCGGCATCGAAATTGTTTGACGCCAAGGTTGAGGCTATTCGGATCCGGCAGGAAGTATTCGATACGATCATGAAGGTGGGCGGTCTCGAAGCTGATGTACTGATTGAACGATATGTGTACCTGAGCACATGGGATATGGTTTGCGATGCAGTGCACTACTCCTGGCCTACTGTTCGGCTTGCGTGGCATCGTGGGCTCGATAAAGTAGCGGAACTTATACAAGAACCTACAACGTAATATAAATATAATGATAGTGTAAGGAACTGGATAAAGGTTTCTTACGGAATAGTAACCTCACCGCAGAGGTTCAAAGCCTCTGCATCATGTCCGCAACCAGTGCAACAAAGCATGGCGAGGTCGCGATAGTTATGCGGGTTCGGTGCAACTCCGAACGCGGGCAAGAGTATCAAACATCTTCATTTACGGAAATCCTTTCTAGTAAAAAGTGCTCACATTAGGACGGGTCAAAGCTCGTCCTTTTGTGTTGGTATCAGATATGAGCAAACCATTCGCGAGACAATTCTATTCGAGTAAAGCATGGCAAGACTGCCGGAACGAATACATGAAGCACGCTCATTATCTGTGCGAGGACTGCATGAGGCGCGGGATCTATAAGCCAGCAAAAGAAGTTCATCATATCGAGGAGCTGACGCCTGAGAACATACACATGCCTGAGGTCTCGCTGAGCTTTAACAACCTCATCGCGCTCTGCAAGGAATGTCACAAGGCAAGACACAAAGAACACGACAGGGGTAGGCGGTATTCGTTCGGAAAAAACGGAGAAATTATTATGAGATAGCCCCCCTATGATGAAAAAATATTGAGCTCGCCATAGACCGGCGTGTGAACCATCATTTTACATAAACCTATACCGACAAGGACTGACATGGCTGGAGATAACTGGATTTACAAATATTATCAGGACATCAAGAGCGAGAAAGTCACAGTTGGCAGATGGATTCGCGCAGTCTATGAGTATATCGTTCATGGATTGGAGAGCAAGACGTTTTTCTTCGATCAGGGCAGGGCAAACGCAGCTATTGACTACTTTGAGAGCAGGGTATTCCATACAGAGGGCCCACTTGCACCGAGTCCGCTGGGACTTGAAACGTGGCAGAAGGCGTTCCTTTCGTGCGTCTATGGCATAGTTGACAAGAGCGGGAACAGACAATTCCGCGAGGTCGTGCTGTTGGTTGCCCGAAAGAACGGAAAGACGAAAATCAGCTCCGGCATGGGCAAATACACATGGGAGCTTGAGGGCGGTTTTGGCGCGAGGGTATTCTGTATCGCTCCGAAGCTGGAACAGGCCGACCTTGTCTATAACGATATTTGGATGATGGAAACGCTGGACCCAGAGTGGCAAGCTCTGCGTGAGGACGTAAAGCAGACCGACGAGCGCGGGCGATTAATCAAAGACGACTCCGCTCTTGCAAGACATAGACAGTCGGATCTAGCGATACCGAAAACCAACTGTACTGTAAAAAAGATAGCGTTCAGCTCAAAGAAGTCTGACGGATTCAACCCGAGCCTTTGTATTTGTGACGAGGTAGCGGCGTGGCAGGGCGACGCAGGGCTAAAACAGTACGAGGTCATGAAGTCCGCGATGGGCGCGAGGCCTGAAGGGTTGATGCTTTCATGCACAACCTCGGGCTACATAAACGATGGAATATACGACGAGTTGATGAAGAGGTCGACTCGTTTTTTATTGGGCGATAGTAAAGAAAAAAAGCTGTTGCCGTTCCTTTACATGATAGACGATATCGACAAATGGAACGACATCAACGAGCTCAGAAAGGCAAATCCGAACTTAGGTGTTTCGGTTTCGGTCGACTATATGCTCGAAGAAATTGCAATAGCAGAGGGCTCACTCTCAAAGAAGGCTGAGTTCATGTGCAAGTATTGCAACATCAAACAGAACAGTTCGCTCGCGTGGCTCCCGGCTCAGACGGTTAACGCGATAAGCGGTGCACCGATAAGGCTCGAGGATCTGCGCGGTTCGTACTGTGTGGCGGGCATTGACCTGTCACAAGCTACAGACCTCACCGCTGCGGTTGTTGTGGTCGAGAAGGAAAAGCGCCTGAACGTTATTGCACACTTTTGGATGCCGGCAGAAAAGCTCGAGACGAGAACCGCAGAGGACGGGGTTCCTTATGGGAGCTATATTCAGCGGGGGTTTTTGTCTCTGAGCGGCGATAACATCATCGACAATCAGGATGTCCATAATTGGCTGACATCAATGATAAGAGATAACGAGATATACCCGCTCAAGGTCGGTTACGACCGATACTCTGCACAATATCTCATCAAGAACCTAGAGGCGGACGGGTTCCAGTGCGATGACGTATATCAGGGCGACAACTTATGGCCCGTGCTTCAAGAAATGGAGGGGCTAATCAAAGACGGCTCGATCTACATCGGCGATAACGACTTGCTAAAGTCGCACCTATTGAACGCGGCAGTAAAGATGAGCATTGAGCGGGGCCGTGGTCGCCTCGTCAAGATAAATCAGAGGGCGCGAATTGACGGAGTCGCGGCTCTCGCAGATGCGATGACAGTCCGTCAAAAGTGGTATTCGGAGATTGGGTATCAACTCCAGAACGAGGGATAATCTATGAGTTTATTCGATAAAATATTCCGACCTGCGGAGGCGGAGAAATCGGAAGAAGCGATCCGTAATGCTCGGACGCTGTTCCAGACGTTGACTGCATATCAGCCAGTCTTTACGAATTGGGGCGGTGCGATCTACGAGTCAGAAATAGTCAGGGCTGCCATTGATGCAAGAGCGAGGCATATTTCCAAGCTGAAAGTGGAAGTGGTGGGTTCGGCAAATCCGCAGCTACAGTCGAAACTGAGGCAGGGCCCGAACCAATGGCAGACATGGTCGCAGTTCTTGTATCGAGTCAGCACGATATTGGATGTCAATAATACAGCATTTATCGTGCCGGTGTTCGACAAGCGGATGATTATAACGGGTATGTACCCAGTTCTGCCGACAATGTGTACTCTCGTCGAGTACGATGGCGAGATTTGGCTGAGGTATCAGTTCAGCAGTGGACAGATTGGGGCCGTCGAGTTCCGCAAGTGTGCGATCCTGACAAAACATCAGTATCGTGATGACTTCTTCGGCGCGTCGAATTACCCACTCAAAGAAACGATGCAGCTGATACACATACAGAATCAGGGCATCGAAGAGGGTGTGAAGAACGCGGCGACTTTCCGCTTTATGGCTCAGCTTGCCAACTTCGCAAAGCCCGAGGACTTGGCGAAAGAGCGTGAGCGATTTACTGCGGAGAATCTGTCGAGCGATTCTGAGGCCGGCGGTTTCCTCCTGTTTCCGAACACTTACAAAGACATCAGGCAGATAGATGTAAAACCGTACTCAATCGACGCGGATCAGATGGAGCAAATACGAGAGAACGTCTTCAATTACTATGGAGTAAATGAGGACGTTTTACAGAACAAGGCTAAGGGCGAACAGCTCGAGGCCTTTTTTGATGGATGTATCGAACCATTTGCAATCCAGTTCAGTGAAGCGGTAACAAAAGCGCTGTTCTCCGAGCGGGAACGCGCGCAGGGGTCTTATCTGATCGCGAACGCGAACCGCCTCCAGTACATGAGCGTGACGCAGAAAGTTCAGATGGCGAAAGAACTCGGAGACAGAGGCGCGATTCTCATTGACGAGATCCGCGAGCTATTCAACTACGCACCACTGCCTAACGGAGCAGGTCAGGTCGCACCGATAAGAGGCGAGTACAAGGCAACTGACGAGCTGGGAGGCAATACGGAGGACACAGACAATGGTGAAGGATAACAGAGAATACAGAAATATGACAATGCAGATCCGCGAAGCCGTAGATGGCGAAGAGGAGCGCAAAGTCGTAACAGGATACGCGAGCACATTCGACGAGCCTTATCAGCTTTACTCCGGCGAAGGCTGGGAGCTGTGGGAGGTGGTCGACCGTGAGGCATTTAATGAGACCGACATGAGCGATGTCATTATGCAGTACAACCACGAAGGCCGCGTATTCGCAAGAACAAGAAACAACACCCTTCGAGTCGAGCCGGACGAGAGGGGTTTGTTTATAGAGGCAGATCTCGGCGGTACAGAGATCGGACGCGAACTGTACGAAGAGATTGCCGGAGGCTACACAGACAGGATGAGCTTCGGGTTCACGGTCACAGGTGACACAGAAGAGCGTGAGCAGAATGACGCTGGCATCTGGATCTATACGAGGCACATTCAGAAAGTGGGCAAGCTCTATGACGTGAGCGCAGTTTCAATTCCGGCTAATGACGGCACTTCGATAGCAGCGGACGCTGTTACTCGGAGCATTGGCAATCTGACCGACGGAGTGATCGAGAAGATACAAGCGGAGCGACTTGAGGAAGAGAAGAGAGCACTCGAGGCAAAGAGAGCAGAAGTTAAAGCGAGAGCGTTGAAAGGAGTTTAAGAACTTATGACACGCGAAGAAATCATGATGCTCGGATTTGACGAGCTCGAGGAAAGAAAATCGGCTATCGCAACCGAGACTGAAGAGGCCGACGCAGAAAAACTCGACGCTCTGAACGCTGAGCTTGAAGCAATCGAGGAGAGAACAAAGGCTCTCAACCTCGAAATCGAAGAATCCCGCAAGGCTGCCGAGGCTGTTGCCAACGGAGCCGGCAAGAAAATTGAAACACGAAAGGAAGACAAGGCAATGACTAACATGGAAGTTAGAAACACTCCTGAGTACATTGAAGCATTTGCAAAGTACATCAAGACAGGTAAAGACGCAGAGTGCAGAGCACTTCTGACAGAGAACGTTACCGGCGGAGTCGTTCCTGTTCCTGAACTGGTAGAGAGCAGAGTCCGTCAGGCATGGGAAAGAGACGAGATCTTCAGCAGAGTAGCAAAGACATACGTCAGAGGCAATCTCAAGGTCGGATTTGAGAGATCCGCAACAGATGCAGCAGTACACACTGAGGGCGCAAATGCTCCGGCTGAGGAAGTGCTGACTCTCGGAATCGTTACAATGGTTCCTGCAAACATCAAGAAGTGGATCACAGTATCTGACGAAGTGCTCGCTCTCGGAGCAGAGGACTTCCTCGCATACATCTATGATGAGCTGACATACAAGATCATCCAGAAGGCGGCTGACCTTGTCGTTACGGCAATCACCAGCGCACCGGCGACATCCAGCGCCACAGCTGTCGGCGTTGCACAGATCTCTGGCGTAGTAAGCACTGCAACTCTCATTGATGCAATGGCAGCGCTCGGAGACAGCGCACAGAACCTCGTTCTTATCGCATCCGGCTCAACAATCGCATCACTCCAGAAGGCAGCGCTCCAGGCACAGTTCGCATATGATCCGTTCCAGGGTCTGACAGTTATCAAGAAGGACAACGTAACCGGCGCTATCGTTGGCGACCTCGCTGGTGTTCAGGCTAACCTGCCTGAGGGCGACTCCGTAACATTCAAGTTCGACGATCTCTCACTTGCTGAGAAGGACATGGTCAAGATAGTTGGAAGACTTTACGCAGCGATCGCTGTTGTCGGCCCTAAGATGTTCGCGGTAATCACGGGAACCGCGGGGGAAAAATCGGGGGAAGAAATAGTGTTGACTTGTCCTCGATGACAAAGAACCAACTGCTTACTTACGCAGATGAGAATGGAATTGAGGGCGTTTCTTCTCGACAGACAAAGTCGACAATAATTGAAACTATCGAGGCGGCTCAGTAACGGGCTGCCTCCGTTTGTGAGGTAAGAAAGATGCTTGAACAGGTAAAGACAGCACTCAGGATCACGACAACTGCATATGACTCGGAGCTGATGTATCTGATAGAAGCGGCAAAGCTCGACCTCGGAATTGCGGGAGTAGTGGTTCCTGAGGAGCTGGACGCGCTTGTTCAGAAAGCGGTGATAACGTATTGCAAAATGTCGTTCGGTATTCCTGAGGATTACGACCGACTCAAGAGGTCCTATGATGAGCAGAAGGCGCAGCTGATAACAGCGACAGGCTACACAGAATGGAAGGTGGACAAAGATGTATGACAGCGTGGCAACACTAAAGGCATACGGCGCACCTACCTACGACAAGTACGGCAACGAAGTGTTAAGCGTTACCGAGCGTGTTGTATTCGTCCAGCCTAGAGGCGTTTATAGCTCGGAGTTCTACAATGCGGCCCAGCTCGGGCTCAAGCCGTCCCTGACGCTTGTTATGACTAGCAGGGCAGATTATGACGGTGAGAAGGTGGTCGAGTTTGAGGGCAAGGATTATGACGTAATTCGAGTGGACTGGACTGCTCAACGTGACAGCATCAGCCTTATTTGTGAGGAGCGTGTCAATAATGGCTAAGACCGGGAGCGTGTCAGTGCAGATGAAGGAAGCCCTCGACCAAGTCAACGAGGAAATCCGCAATTCTGCAAAGCGAAACATAGATGAAGTCAGTAAAGAGTGTGTGCAGAAGTTGAGAAACACATCGCCGCGAAAAACGGGCTCCTATTCAAAAGGGTGGGCGGCTAAGCGCGAGGGCGAAATGGATGTTATAGTTCATAACCGCACCGACTATCAGCTGACGCATCTTCTCGAAAACGGGCACATTGTCCGAAACAAAAAGGGCACATATGGACGCACCTCAGGGATAAAGCACATAGCGCCGGTGGAGGAATGGGCTGTTGACGAGCTGCCGCGCAGAATAATGGAGGATATTCCATGACAATCTATCAGACATTACAGAGCACAGGCCTTCCGTGTGCGTACAGTCATTTTAAGAAGGCTCAGAGCCCACCGTATATCGTGTATATCGGTAACGGACAAGAGACCTTCCAAGCTGACAACACGCACTACTGGAAACAGAACAGCTATCAGGTCGAGTATTACTTCACAACGAAAACCGAACAGAACGAAGCCGCTATTGAGGACGCTCTCCTCAGTAACGGCTATTTATATGAGAAATCCGAGGACATCTACATCGAAGAAGAGGGTGTGTTCGTGATTTATTACTACATCTAAAACGAAAGGGGCTAAATCAATGGCTAATAAAGTTGAATTTGGTATCTCCCAGCTCCACGTCGGTACATACACAGTAAGCGGTGAGACTGTCACTCTCGGTACTCCATACCATCAGAAGGGCGCGGTCTCGTTCTCTCCTGAGGAAAACTCGGAGCAGAATACATTCTATGCTGACAACATCGCATACTGGAGCGGTTATTCCGGCGGATCCATCGAGGGAGATCTCGAAGTCGCTATGTTTGACGACGAGTTCAAGACTCAGTTCCTCGGATACGTGACACTGACGAACGGCGGCCTTGCGAACGTAAAGAACGCAACAAAGCCTAACGTATATATCGCATTTCAGGTTGAAGGCGATGCAGAGTCGAGAAGGGTTATCCTCTACAACTGCTCACTCGGAGCTATCACAAGAGAATACAACACCATCGAGGAAAATAAGGAACCGGCAACGGAGACTCTGGGCGTAACGTGCGTCGGAGACAATGCATCAGGCGTAACAATGGCGGTACTGAAGCCAGCGGACACGGGTTATAGCACTCTGTTCACAGCACCGACAGCTCCGGCTATTGCACCATAACAAGACGGGGCGGGGCTTGTTTGGCCCCGTCCCTTTTTTCATAGGAGGTGAACCGTGGAAAAGATTATCAAAATAGGAAAGCAAGAAGTCCGGCTAAATAACAACGTGGCTTGGACTATGGAATATAGAGACCAGTTCGGGAAGGATATCGTCCCGGCTCTGATGCCGATACTCGCATCGCTCATGGAAGGCGTAGCGTCAGCAATAGCGGAAGCGGGTGACGAGGGGATCACAACAGATGCTCTTGCCGACGCAGTGCAGGGGAGAACGATGGACATCCTCCTTCCGATGTTTCAGGTCGAATTTGTTGACGTAATTATCAACGTAACGTGGGCTATGGCAAAGGCCGCTGACGAGGATATCGAACCGCCGAAGAGGTGGGTGAGACAGTTCGAAGAGTTTCCGCTAGATGTTATAGTCCCGGCTGTTTATGAGCTCGTTCTGAAGGGATTCGTAAGTTCAAAAAACTTGAAGAGGCTGAAGAAAATCGGCGCAAGTCTGAAAGATCTTCAGCCATCACTCTTGACGACATCATCCTCGCAGGACTCGAACGAGGCTTGACTATGTCAGATATCCGCCGCATGCAGCTAGGGCAAGTGGTCGACTTTGTAATCGCTTACAACGAGCGGATGAAAGAGGCGGAGAAGGCTCAAAAACGGGCAGAAAAGAACGCAAACAAACGCAAGGCATCACAGAACGACATCAACGCGTTCTTCGGTTAGAGGTCAAATAAATGGCGGGAAACATTAAAGGCATAACGATTGAGTTCCAGGGCGATACAACCAAACTCGATAAGGCTTTAAGACAAATAAATAATAATACGCGGTCGCTAGATAAAGAGCTGAAGCAGGTCGACAAGGCCCTCAAGTTCAATCCAACATCGGTAGAACTGTGGAGGCAGAAACAGGACCTCCTGACTCATAAAATCACAGAGACAAAGTCGAAGCTCGACGTTCTGAAACAAGCTCAGGCAAAGATGGACGCTGATGGCGTAGACAAAAACTCCGAAGAGTATCGCAAGCTACAGCGAGAAATCATCGAGACTGAGTCCAAAGTGAAGACGTTTGAAGGGCAGCTGAAGAAGGTCGGCAACGTAAACCTCCGTGCCACATCGGAACAGTTTAAGGTCATGGGCGACAAGCTGGAAACAGCAGGGCGTCAAATGCAGGGGCTGTCGATGGCAGCGGGCGTATTGGTTGTCACTGTAGGCGCAGTTGCGTATAAAGCGGGAACGGCGGCTGATGACCTTAACACACTCAGCAAAGTAACGGGCATCGGAACGGGCGAGTTGCAGAAATACAGCTATGCGGCTGACCTTGTGGACGTTTCCGTTGAGTCAATAGCGAAGTCCAACAAGAAGCTGACCCGAAACGCATATGAAGCGGCTAACGGCTCAAAGACACAGGCTGAGGCATTCGCCGCTCTGGGCGTATCTGTTACTGACTCGGACGGGAATCTGCGTGACAGCGAGGCAATATTCCAAGACGTTATCAGCGCACTCGGTCAGATGACCAACGAAACTGAGCGTGATGCGCTCGCGCAGAAATTAATGGGCAAGTCGGCAGCCGAGCTAAATCCGCTCATTGAAGACGGTGGTGAGACATACAAAATGGTCTCCGACACGCTCAAGAAATATGATCTCGACTACGTAGATCAGGAAACGCTCGACAAGGCAAACGAGTTCAACGATTCGCTCGACACTATGAAGCTGATAGGCTCCGTTGCTATCGCGCAGATAGGCTCACAGCTTGCGGGTTATCTTGCGCCGGCACTCGAAAAGGTCGTTGATGTGATCGGACGCTTTGCAAATTGGCTGTCCAACTTATCACCGCAAGTTCTGACGGTAATAGGCGTTATTGCGGCGGTGGTTGCGGCTGTTGCTCCAGTACTTATCGTACTTGGTAAGATTTCGTTCGCTATCAGCTCGATCATGTCGCTTATGGCTACGATAGGCCCTGCGATCGGCGGCGTGGTAGCTGCACTCGGGCCTGTTGTATTGGCTATAGGTGCAGTAATCGCCGTGGGCGTGTTGCTCTATAAGAATTGGGACACTATCAAGGCTAAAGCAATTGCGTTCAAAAATGCAGTTATTACTACGTTCAACGATTTCAAGAACAAAGTAACCACAACGTTCAACAACATAAAGAACGCAATAGTAAAGCCGATGCAGACGGCGATAGATAAGGTCAAAGCAATAATCGGCAAGATCAAAGGCTTTTTCCCTATCAAGGTGGGCAATCTGCTTAGTGGATTAAAGCTCCCGCACTTCAAACTGAACGGTAAGTTCTCACTGAATCCTCCGAGCGTGCCAAAGCTCGACATTGATTGGTACAAGAACGGTGGTATCTTCGATGCTCCGTCAGTTATCGGTGTCGGTGAAGCTGGTTCTGAAGCCGTAGTTCCGCTCGATAAGTTCTGGGACAAGCTCGACAAGATGAACGCGGGCGAGACCGTTATAAACATCAATATCAACGGCTCAAATAAAGACCCGAGAAAAATAGCGGAAGAAGTGCGTAAAGTCCTCATTAGAGAAGTAAATGGAAGGAGGCTCGCATGGCAGTAACAGGAGCGATATTTAAGGCTCTGGAATTTGACGGAGAATCGTCAAGAAATTACGGCGTTTACATATCGGGCGAGGCTGTCTATAACGCTCCCGCGCGGGAGGTCGAAATGATTACTATAGCGGGACGTAACGGACAGCTCGCACTCGATAAGGGACATTTTGAAAACATCGAGGTCACATATCATGGCGGCATTTTTGCTGATAACGAGTATGACTTCGCGAGGGCGGTCTCAGATTTCAGAAACATGCTCGTTTCGAAAAAAGGCTATTGCAGATTAGCGGACGAATACAACGATGACGAATATAGGCTCGCTATTTACAAAAGCGGTCTGGAAGTAACACCGGCTATGCTGAAAGCGGGTGAGTTCAGTATCACCTTCGACTGCATGCCACAAAGGTTCCTGATGAGCGGTGAAGCACCTATAAACGTTTCTAGTGGCGATGTTATCCTGAACCCGACACGCTTTGAAGCAAAACCAATGCTTGAGGTTGAGGGGTATGGAACTATCAATATCGGCGATAACTCGATAATAATAGAAAACGCCACAATAGGCGATATTCGTATCGCAAACAGTTCGTCGGGCGCACGAAACGTCCGATTTGCGCTTGATACTTCAGCATTAAATGCTGGGGACATAATAACAATTGAAAAAGTGTCAGCAACGCAATCACTTGGGTTAAAAACTGGCGCGTCCGTTACCTCGTCGCACATAAGTTCAATGACTATGGATAGCGGCACGATTAACTCAAGCGCTACCGTTCGAACAATGGCCACTCCGCCTATAGCTTTGGAATATGGCACGGCAAAATCGGGATATTACGAATTACATATTATATTAGACCGATATGTAATTAATGGAACGACATATACTCAAGAGGGTGTTAGTTCGAGAATCGGGTACAACTATGACGGTGCATCTTCACTATTATTTTACGTTGCACAATATGCCGCCGAACACGACCCATTTGACTATTCAACCGACAGCATCACAGCATCATCTGTTATCGCTAATTCTTCTCAATCGGCTCTCGGACATCCGACTTACATCGACTTCGATATAGGCGAGGCGTGGCATGAGGATAGCGGCTCAGTTGTTTCGTTAAACAATACGGTTCAGATCCCAGCCAATCTGCCGACTCTTGCGGTCGGTAACAACTTGATAGCATATGACAGCACGATAACCGATTTGAAGCTGATACCGAGGTGGTGGATAGTATGATACCTATTCTATATGACACAAACGAAACCGCCTTTATCAGTAATGGACTCGGGCGGCTGCGTGACTGCATCGAGTGCAAGGTTACGGAAGAAAGAAACAGCATTTATGAGTGCGATTTCACCTACCCGATAAACGGAGCGCACTACGATGAAATAAAAGTCGGACGCATTATCGGCGTGACCCATGAAGAATCGAGCGACATTCAGCCGTTTGACATCGTGAGCTATACAAGACCGATAGACGGAATAGTCGAGTTCCATTGTGTCCATGTCTCATACAGACAGAGCTACATCACAGTAACGGCGTCCAATATCAATTCGCTTGCTGATGCTTTTACGGCTCTCGGCAATGCGGAACCGAGTAATCCATTCAATTACTCAACTGATAAAACATCGAGCGGTTTTGCGGCGGTATTTGACGGGCTGCCGAAAACGGTTCGGTCGGTGCTCGGTGGCGTTGAGGGCTCGATACTCGATACATACGGCGGTGAGTATGAGTGGGAGAGATTCAACGTGAAGCTGTGGTCGGCTAGAGGAGTGGACAGAAACTTCTCCATTCGGTACGGCGTTAATATGCTGAATTATGAAGAGGAGTTGGACACAAGCGGCACATACTCGAGGTGTATTCCATACTGGACGGACGGAACCAACAAAGTAATCGGCTCAATGCAAACTGCATCGGGCGCAACTGTCACGGGGCGCGGTGAGTGCGTACCGCTGGACGTTTCCGACAAGTTCGAAAACAAGCCGACTAAAGCGGAAGTCGAAACAATGGGACTTCAGCTGATGAACAGCGAAAACCCGATGATACCTACACAGAACATTCACGTTGAGTTCGTAAGGCTTCAAGACATGGGCTACGAATGGCTCGATAGTCTGTATGAGTGCAAGCTGTGTGATACCGTCATGGTGGTGTTCCCAGATTATGACACATCGGCACGCTTCAAGATCGTAAAGACCGTCTGGAACGTTCTTGAGGACAGATATGAAGAAATGGAGCTGGGCGACTTATCCGTTACACTTGCGGAGGCTTTGGGTATCAGCTCGGGAGGTGGAACGAAAGCACCCGAGGTCGATTTCGTGACATACACAGGCGCGAACGGCAACTGGTATTACGAGGTATGGAATAGCGGCAAGGTCGAAGCATGGGGCACTGTGCAGAAAGATTCAATATCGTATTCGGCATCGGGCAACCTTTACAGAAGCACGGGCTTAAGCCTTGCGATCCCTTCTGGGATTTTCCCAGCTACACCGACCTTTGTTGAGGCGTTTATCCACGCGTCATCTACTGTTATCGTCGGTGTAATGGCGGTGCCTGTTTCGAGCACATCTGTAACGGCACAGATATGGAAAGTTAATAGCACAGCAAATGCGTGTACTTTCCAATTACACTGCATATATTATCCATCGAATTATTAAGGAGAAACAAATGAACTTTGGAACAAAAGTAAGAACGATCCTTGCGGTAGCAACATGCCTTAACACAGCACTTATGGCTACTGATGTAGCGCAGTTTCACAATGAGACAGTGAACCTTATTTACAGAATCCTGTCGGTTGTTCTGAACTTCGTAGTAGTAGCCTGCGTCACTTGGTACAACAACGATTACACACCAGAAGGCTGTGAAGGCACCGGCTACACAAGAATGCTCAAATCGGGCGATGATGGTATGGACATCGTAGTAGATGACTATATCAAGGACGGTGATGTGGATGAGTAATTACAAACAGTATGATACAAGATGGAGTAAGCTTGGCTATCCGAAAAAGCCGTGGTACATAAAAAACTGCGGCTGTGGTGAGGTCGCTATCTGCAACTGCATCATCGAAATAGATAAGTATAAGTTGCAGACACCAAAGACCATTCAGCCTTACTGCAAACAGTATGCGGCACCTAACGGTGACGGTACATATTGGTCGGGCATTCCTGCGATGATGAAGCACTACGGCCTTACAGAAGTGCAGGAACACGCAACAATGTCTTCGCTCTGGGAAGAACTTGCAAAGGGTGACAGAGTAGCCGTTTACCTTATGGGTTCAAGAGACGGCGGCAGTAAAGGCGTTCACTGGACTAGCGGTGGTCACTTCATATGCTCAACAGCTTATAAGTACGAAGACGGTAAGCACAAGGTCTATGTCATAGACTCTAACAGCACTTCTTCACTGCGTAATGGTTGGATAAGTTATGAGGGAAACATGCGCGGCGATGTGTCAACGGTGTGGTCGGGCAAACTGCCTGCAAAGAGGCCAAAGACCGTAGACGAGATCGCGCAGGAAGTCATAGACGGGAAATGGGGCAACGGTAGCGACAGAGTAGAAAAGCTTGAAGCCGCAGGTTATGACTCAGAAGCAGTACAGAAGAAGGTCAACGAGCTACTTGCAAAACATGCAAAGAAAAAGACTGTGCAAGACAAGATCGTAGCTTGGGCAAAGAAGATAGCCAAAGACAACAGCTATCACTACGTACACTATGACGGGAATGACCCAAAAACAAGGCTGTGCCCTATCTGCCATAAGTTCCCTAAAGGCAAATACCACGGCTTCTACTGTACAAGGTTCCCTGTATCAGCATGGCACCACGGCGGCGGCATCAAGATAAAGTGCGACAAAGCACCGAACAACGGACAGATTGACCGCGTATACAAAGCTAAGACGAATGCTGAAGCACTCAAGTTTGCACGAAAGTATTTCGGCTTACAGAGCATTAAGGTCATCAGAAACAAGAAAGGTATACCGCACAGCAAGCTGAAAGCTGGTGACATATGTTACTACTTCAAAGGTAGTTCATGTCAGCATGCTTTCCTTTATATCGGTGGTGGCTACATGATAGATGCCAACAACGTAAAAGACGGTATAGCGGTTCGAAAGGCTATGTCCTGCAAGGTAGCCGTTAGATACACAGGAAAGTAGGTGGGTAATGAATCAAGATTTACTACTCACCATACTTGGTGGCGGCAACATAATCCTTTTTGTTAAGTTTCTCATTGAGCGTCATGATCGCAAGACGGAACGCAAAGAGGATAAGAACTTAGAGGAAATCACAGACACACTAAAGAAGCTGAAAAAGGACGGACTCCGCACGCAGCTTCTTCTTCTTTTGCTCATAAAGCCTGAGGAAGAAAAGGAAATACTGACACTCGCAGAACACTACTTCAAGAAACCGCCGAATGGTCTAGGCGGTAACTGGTACATGACCAATATGTTCAAGAACTGGCTCGATGAGTACAAGGTCGGAAAACCGGCATGGTTCGAGACGGAATAGGAGGATATTAATGGCAAACCAAACGATCAATCTTAATTTCACACCGCAGAACTTTCAGCCATGTTTGTACTTTTCACAGGGCGATGTAGGCAGAGTGTTCCAGATCAATTTGCTGGGCATCGAGATTCCGAGCGGTGCGACAGTAACGATGCAAGGAACAAAGCCGAGCGGTTTCGGCTTTACTGTTGAGGCTGACTCCGTAAGTGACGGCGTTGCGTTATTCACTTCAACTGAAACTATGACCGCAGAAGCGGGTAGATTTCCAGCCGAAATACATATCGCAAGCGGGTCAATCGAAGTCGGTACGGCTAACTTCCTTATGATAAGCGAAAAAAACCCACACCCAGTTACCACTATAGACGGGGATGCAGAAGAAGTCATCCCAGAGCTTACTTTACTCGTTGAGAGAGTGGAAACAGCCGCATCGAAGGTCCTTGATATGGAGGTAGAAGCGCAGACACTTTCGGCGGGGTCTGCGGCAACGTACAGCTATAATGAAGAGGAAAACAAAGCGACATTCGGCATTCCAGAAGGACAGGCCGGAGCTGGCGCAGTCGGTACCGTTGCGAGTGCTTACAGCGCATCAAAGACGTATGCGGTCGGTGATTATGCTATTCAGAACGGGAACCTTTACAGATGCACCACAGCTATCACGACAGCGGAATCGTTCACGGCTGCACATTGGACGCAGGTGGTTCTTGGCGATGATGTAACTCAGTTAAAGAGCGAAATAAATCTGTTTGAAGATGGGTTTCACGATTTAAACCTATTCAGATATGCAGAACTTCTTTATGAAGATGGATATGCCTCAATCGAAAATGGGAAAATATCTGCTAAACAGTCTATAAATGGACTTAATGCTTACATTCTTCCAGTTGATGGTGAAAGCATATATACATTTACTATGTGCAGATTTGCTTTCTTGGTCGATTCGGATAAGGAAACGGCAATTGGTAGTTTACTCCAAAATGTTACACAAATAGATTCAACTGGTGCGAGTTATATATGCTTTAATATAAATTATAATTCTTATCCAATCAGCACCTATCAGGTTTCAAAGGGCAATTCGCTGGTAAGCGGATTTGAGCCTCCACAGTGGTTTGATGACAACATTGAACCTATTGCTGATGATGTATATAGCCTGAAATATGATTTAGGTGTAAATCTATTTGATAAGGCAATTCTGATAAAAGAGGGTGGGTATGCGTCCATAGAAAATGGTCATATAGTATTAAATAATTTATCTGCGTATAATGCGTATCTTTTACCAGTAGAGGGCAAGGGTGTTTACAACTTTACTTATTGCCGGTTTGCTTTTCTTGTTGATGCTGACCAGTATACGGCGATTGGCAGTTTTTTGGAGGGTGTAACTCAAATCAATTGTAATAACGCAAGCTACATTTGCTTTTCGTTCAATAAAAATTCATATCCTCTTGCTAACTATGAAGTTGTAGGCAAGATTGACATTGAAGCAAAACCGAAATATGCAAGCGTATCGGGAGATTTGTCATCGGGTGCAAATCTTAAGCTTGAAACCACAAGAAACAATTTGAGGAAAGGCGAGAGGGTTGTATTTGAAGCAGATATATCCTCGTTCAGTTCCATAAGAGTCGGTCTGTCATATACTACAGAAGTCGGAACTGATGCTAATCAAATGAATACATTTAGGATAGATGGCACAAACATTAGCTATTATGCCCGCAGCAATTCGACACCTATAACAGTCCCTCACAATCTTACTATTCAGAGCAATATTCAGGTTATTTGGGAAATGACACCAACTGCGTCTTGCAAGATAACTCTCATAAGTGATGGGGCGTTGTTTGAACATGAATTTACTGGCTTTGTCAGACAGGCCGTTGGCAATCTGTTCGTTTTATCCGTTGGCTCAGCCTTGACAAATTGTAAACTATCATGGACTTGTACGGACATCAATAAAAAGATATGGATGTTTGGCGATTCTTACTTTGCATATTCTTCGCAAAGGTGGACATATTATCTGCACGAATACGAATATGATAAGAACGCTTTGCTTGACGGATTCCCGGGAGAGGGTAGCGTCAACGGGAGAGTTGCGTTTAGCAATCTGCTCCATTTTGGCACACCTAAATTTGCGGTGTGGTGTCTTGGGATGAATGATGGGGGAGATAGTGCATCTGCTCCATCAAGCGATTGGGTTACACAGCGAGATAAGTTTTTACAGATATGCGAGAATAATGATGTCACGCCAATATTTGGGACGATACCGACAGTGCCATCAATAAATCACGAAAAGAAGAACGAGTGGATACGCTCAAGCGGTTACAGATATATCGACTTTGCAAAGGCTGTCGGTGCAAATTCAAGCGGTGTGTGGTATAGCGGTATGCTTTCAGATGATAATGTCCATCCGACAGAACAAGGAGCACGAGCGTTATTTGCAAGGGTGTTGCTCGATTTGCCTGAAATAATGGTTAGCGATTTTGGATATTAAATAGACCCTTAACTGAGTAAAACTTCATAAGAAAAATGACTTGTCTAATGACGGGTCACCATTTATAATCATGCCACAAGTTAAAGAAAGAGTCGCACCACGACTCCACGAAAAGTACAATGGTGC